ATAGGATTCTCCCCAACCGTTTCACCGCCTGTCAAAACAGGTCGAAACTGGAAAAGGGTCGAGACGGAGTGAGATGCGACTACTGTTGCTGGACCGTGTTACACGAGTCAGGACGCCGATGGCGCAGCACCTTTACGGGCAGTAGAGAGACAGAGATCAAACCGGGAGCGGGACTAGGATGCCAAAGGGTCCAGGGCGAATCTAGCGCGCAGGCGCCGCCAAGCAGCACGGTTGCGATTAAGAACGGGAAGAGCGTCCTTTTTGAAGGCACTCGCAACAAGGGAGGGAACGATATAATAGGTTGACACGTCAAGGAGACCAATGTCAGACTCAGTCATATCGAAAGAGACGGGTTTCAGTGAATGAAGAGGAGAATTACGGAAAGGAAGGAGATTGGTCCACGTTTGACGTACCTGGATGGGGGGATCACCGGGTAGACGTGCAACCATACGAGAGGTCGGCCGAGAATTCAACCAGGCAAGAGCAGCGGTGTCCGAAGGGGACGGGCCGTACAATTGGGTGACTTTCAGTTCATCGAGATCCCCGGAGGCTGGAAATTCATAATCCAGAACACTCTGAAGACCAAGACAACCCTGACTCTCAGGACCAAACCAGGGGATTGGAGCAACGGAATCTAGAACTTCCCGATTATGCCTAACAAAAGCACGATGGACATCAGGTTGCAGATACTCAGGACAAGAGTCCATAAGCGCCTTATGACGGGCTCCGATGGTAGGGATGCGGGGGTCGATGTTATCAGCCACCTCGGTGACTGTAACATTGGCGGAGGAACGTTGGAAACCATAAACAAGACCCATATTAACATAGGGTTGCAAATGACATTTTCCATCACGCCACTCATAGGAGGTTGAGTTAATGTTAAGATAACTATCATGGCTATAGACCTTCCCAACAGATGGGATAAGGCCAGCCACTTTCGCGACGTCCTCCCAGATGGTGATGAAACCAGCGGGCGCCCGGACGAGACCATCGTCTCCATTGACGGTGGCCGGTAGTCTCTTTAAACTTACTCTCTTCGTCATACAGATCTCATAACACATACGGATAACCGACATGTTGATGATACAGAGGATAACGAAGGAGACAACACTCCCCATGAGTTGACCCCACTTTTGCGTTACACCTTCAATCGTGTGCCCTGTTAAGGCGGCACGGAAGGCGTCACGTATATCTTGAGGCATCTCTAAACAATCCGCGAGGCTGTCAACAGCCTCGAGTGACAGCGCGGGATTGATCAGGTCAGTAGCACTCTTATAATCTAATGAGTGAAACTGCCCCGTATGGTCCTTGAAGAACCCCGTTAAATATTCGCTAGTCACTGTCTCACGTGTCAGACGGAAGCCAGGAAACTTACCAAGCAACTTGGATAAGAATTTCTGAACCGGCTTAAGAAGAAAGTACTTGTAGGCCGGGCCCTTAGAGATAACACGTATCTTCAAGGCCTCAGCCAGAGGCACCAACTTAACATCAAATTTCTGATCACGTTCCTTACTTCTAATGTCCTCATAGATCTGAGTGTAGTAGTCCTTAAAGACAGTCTTCCACTTAGAACTCAGGCGGAGCTGGGACACCTCTCCGTGGTCCTCGATTTTTTCTTCGGACCCACGGGGATGCTCACGCCAATTCACAACTTTACCACGAACAACCCTCTCCCAACCAGACTTCACAAACTTCTTTCCTCTCACATCATCATACTCAACAGCCTCCGAATACTCTTGTCTACCCCGACGTGGGTCTCGAATGGTTGCCTCGCGGCAGGGGCCAAACTCGCAGGGACCTAGGACGTCAGGTGACTCGTCTGCCTCGAAGTGGGGTGGCTCTTTCAAATAACCATCGGACACCAGGGTACCAAAGGTACCCAACCGAGAACGGGTCATCGTGTAATTTGCACGAATAGAAGGGGCATAGGGTTGATGGAGAACATCGTTATCTATCTTCAACTTCGACTTTCCGGGGGGGGTGCGGCATATCTCGACACAGGTTCTACGAACCTGTTGTTTAATGTCAGAGAGGGAAACCACACCACGCCCGTAGGGGGTAGATGAGACATGGACAGGATGGATTGATGTGAGGACCTTCTTGGTCTCCTCAGCGGCAGCCTTCAAGTCGTGCTCATCAGCACGCGGCATCGCTTTCTTTAAGTAGAGGATTCCAAGAGCAAACTCACGGGCCCGTGGGCCGAGTAGTATTCGTCGAATAAATCGACCGCCGGTGCTACCAAGTAGCATAGTCGGATGGTCCTTTCGATCGAAGGGAACACTCGGGATAGGGGTACCGAGATGAGCTGCAAAAAAGGCGGCAAACTTATATTTTAAGAACTTCATCCACCCGCAAGAGGCTGAGCATAGTTGCCAGTGTGCGAGGGTGGCGTCAGGACGAAAGGATTTCGGATCAAATCCGTAAATCTCTAAGTAGGCCAAAAGGGCGTGAAGCGCGGTCGTGAGCTTGTTCTCTTCCCCGTCTTGAACAGACGGGGGGAGACGCTCTACCATAGCGCCAGAATTCATGTCAGACAAAGGCTTACCACTCTTATCATACAACACACCATCCAATAACACCCGATCGGACCGTTCCTGTTCAAAGACAGAGATACGGCTAGGATTAGGGGAGCTTGAAGATGAGTGTGGCTTTGATGAAGAAGTGGAATTACTTCGTCGTTTTGACGCCGGTTCCGGATTCGGCTGTACTAGTTCGGCCCGCCACTCTGAACGGAGTGGTGGAC